TTACTTATCACCCTGCTTAAGACCATTGGTCGCATCCTCATCATTACTATCCTGTAGCCGCTGTAATTCCAATGCTGTATTAGTGGTGTAAGGACTAAGGTCAATGACTGTCTGTTTAGAAATAGCACCCATGTCATACTGTGTTTTTAATTCATTTATCATGGACTGTGTATCGACTGGACGATTATAATTGAATGTAATATCCAGTTCGTCAAAATCATCATCAGAGAATGTCTTATTCTGTAAAGCAAGTAACTTTCTAAAGCAGATAAATCTCTGATAAAATCCATCCTTCAATACCTTAGTCATTTTCTTTGCCTTATTGTCACTCTGACTGAAAAGCAATTTCAAACTGATTTCAGATACATTAGCAATATTGCTTTGCCCTATTACTGCACTTGGCACACAGGCAATTGTATAAAGCTGTTGAATCAGATTATCCAGTTCCAATTTGATACTGTTATAGTCCAATGTAGCAGTCGCATATTGAAAGTTTCCACCTGCTTCAAAGACGAGCATTTCTCCGCACATATCTTTACTTACACTTGCATCTGTAGTACGTCCTGCACACACCCCAATAGGATTCAAAGATAATGTAGTGATGCTATCGTCCATTTTGGAAAGCAGTTTTTCAATTCTATCCATAATAGGAATTAAGTCGTTCATAGGAGAATCACCAAAGAAATTATATTCTGTTTTATCAAGTGAAGCATAATGAATTGGAAGTCCTGTTAGGTTTGGTCTTTCAGATTCCATTACATTGTTCTTCCAAATCTGCACTTTGTCAGGATAATACACATAATAATGTTCCGTGCCCTCATCAGCATCTTTCCAATATTCAACGAAAGCAATATAATTTTCTGCATCATCATAAACCGGATAAGCGCTTTCATTTGAAATGATATGACATTTCACCACACCACTGTCAAGATAATCATATTCAAAAGCATTGCCATATTTCGCTAAATCCTGCCCGATCTGATAATCTGCTGTATTGTATCTTCCCTTTTTATAGATTCTATTGAATTCCTTAACAAGGTTCTGCTCTCCTGTAATAGAAATGGGATTCCCCAATACATAACTCGCATGAAAATTAATAATGCTTTTCAGTGTCTGTAGCACAATTTTAGCAGTTGTATAAGTTTCTCCCTTGAATTTAAAATCGGGTCTTTGTAAAATCTTATGTAATCTCAAAAAATATTCTTTTATATCTAAAACGTTGCCAATTCGTTTTTGATGTTCTGTTTCCTGCGGAACATCTTGAAACCAAAATGGTTTTGTAATATCTACCATGCTATCACTCCTTACTTATAATTAATTCCGCACTTCACCCCTTGAATAGCCATACCCATACTCATTACAAGGTCATCATGAGAACCGATAATTGCTCCCATCTTGCCATCATTGGTGAATTCAAACACTTTCATTTCCTGTAATAAATCTTTGCTCTTTATAATCATCTGCTTTGTTTCAAACATTTCTACAAAGTCATTCACAAGCATAGGTTTTGTTTTTGGGTTCGTTATCCACCCAACTTTCGGCAACATACATTGACTTCTTGCATCATATTCCAAATAGGAATACATGTTTCTGTAATGATATTCATTGTAAAGTTTATCAACAACGGTATGTCCTGCACTCATTTTTTCAATTACCATATTGGCATTATTATAAAAGACACCTATTTCACGCAAGATTTTAGCATAGGCATATGGTTTGATGTTGTTACTCTTAAATTCCGCACACTGTTCACAATTCGCATTAAGAATTTCAAAAGCACTATAATCTTTTCCAATTCCTTCACTTGTATCGACACCGATATAATATCTCTGCCCTATTTTAGGTAAATTCCAAATAGTCAATCCATTGTTTAACCATGACTTCAAAGAAACAGGAAAATTCTTAGGAAGTGAATTCTTATTAATTGTCTTAAAATTATCAATTCCTATCAAATTAGTATGAATCGTTTCGGCATCAAATATATTATTGCCTGTTGAAATAAACGCTTCCAAAGGTTCAGAAGGAAATTCCTGTTTGAATGCCTTTTCAGATGTATTGGCTATTTTCATTCTGCGCCAAACAATCTGTTGAAGTGAAGCACCTTTACTCATGAGCATCTTTTCTTCAGACGTGAATTGTTTATCCGTTGGCAAAGAACCGTGTAATTGTATATATCTATCACAGAATTCCTTATATTCTTCTTTGAACATGATTTTATCGTCAATCCAACTAAAGAAGAATGGTTTATACATGGATTCCCCACGCTCTGCCTTACCCCATATTTCTTGAAAGTAATTCATGCCATTAGCAGTAGATTCCAAAATAATAATGCCATGCGGTGTTAATGCCTGTTCAATGGCAATTAGTTGTTGCTGAATTGTATCTTTGCAGAAAGCAACTTCTGATATATGTGCAAAGTTAATCGTCGCACCACGGCACACATCTTTATTACCGCAAGTTGTACAAATAATATGACTGCCATTAGTAAAGCTCAATTCTTTTTTATTATTATTAAAGATAGGTACTTTAATGGGGTCTGCCATTTCATTGTAAAGTTGTTTTAACTTATTAAAAATTTCTGTAGCAGATTGAATACTGTATGACATCAATAGACAAGTGCTGTGCGGTTTTGTAGTCGCTATATAAATAGAAAGTGCAACTGATAAGGTACTGATTCCTAGCTGTCGGCTTTTCAGTACAATATTGTATTTCATCAAATGCTTTAGCAAATATTTCTGTTCAGGGTTTAATTTGAATTTCACCAATTCCCCATCTTTATTAACTACCCTCATAAGGTTCTGCATGAAGAGTAAAGGGTTCGTTAATAATTTTGTCAGTTTTTCTTTTGTTGTCATAATTCACCCCATTTCATTTATAAATAGCAATAAATAAGGCGGTATTAAGTTAGGGGTAAACTTATACTCCCCATGCCTAATATCGCCTGTATAATGTTTAAAATATAATAAATTACTTAGAAAATTAATCTTATGAATCTTCTTCTAAATCCTTATCACTTAGTCCCTGTACAATTTCCAAAATACCGTTCTTTTTATCATCTGCAAAGAATTGATTAGAAAAGTCAACAAATGCCTTAAAAGCGTTTGTATCACTTTTTGCCTTATCAAAATAGATATTATATAGTTCAATCATTTTCTTTTGATGTTCACGTTGCAATAACCATTTTACAGCGGTTTGAACATTCTCTTCCATTAACCAATTCTCCGCTGTCTTTTCTATAACACCTTTTGTAAAGCACTTATAATTATTTTCCAAATCATCAAACGTCTTAAACTGTTGGGGTAATAATTCAGGAGCATATTTCCAAAGTATGTAATATACTTTTGTATCTGTCTTTACCATGTTTTTTAAGTGCATTAAAATGCTTTCTTCCTGTGAAGTCGATTTACCTACTCCAAATCCATCTGTTTTAACAATACTCTTTTTACTTCTCGGCATTATATCACTTCTTTTCTATTTCAAAATAATATCTCATATTCATCCTCATAAGAGGATTACAAATCTCTGTTATATGATCTAAAGCAAATAATCTTTAATACATCAATAAATGTTAATGCCGATTTTTTATCTGCTCCATACATTTCTTTACATCATCAATCGTCTTTATATTTGTAATAGGAGTATCATACTTTTCGTTTATCTCATTTATAACGGCAATCACATCATCAAGAGTTTTAATATCCGTATCTGTTGCTTTCTTGTTATCCGCATAAACCTTCTCATTGTTTTCAATAGCATTGTTTAATTCTTTATTCATAATAAATACTTCCTTTCATAATTTGAATTTCAATCAGGGGGTTTTAGTAGCACCTGATAATAGAATATATTCTTTACTAGGTGCACCTAAAACCCTCCTATACTACTTATTGATACATAACCATTTCTTTACATTCCTTAATCATATCTTGCGATATATCTTCCGATTTATATTTTGGCACTTTTATGTATTTGCCATATTCCATAGGATTCTGACTATAAATTCTTCTTGTCTTATTGAATACTGTTTGAATTTTATCTTCTGCAAATTTCTTTTGTGTGTTCCAAAACTTTTGATTATCAAAACTTTCATCTACATTGGCATAGTATGTACCATAAGTAAACAGGAATATCGATTTATAGCAGTTAGTAATTTCATCACGCTTTAATAATTTTCTTATCTGCTGAATGAAATCATCATAGAATTGTTTTGACTTTTTACGGTCACAATACAATTTCCATTTTTCACTATTTTCTGTTACGCCATAAGAAACTTCAAGATTATGTTTTACCCTGTCAATCTTGTCTATTGTTTCCAAATCTTCAATATCATCTGTTGCAAAGAATTCCCCGTCTTTACCTTCCTTTACAAAACTGACTTTATAATATTCTTTATACAAGAAGTCACCATATTCTACAAAGTTATTAATAATGCGCTTTAATCTTTGCTTATAACTATTCATCACAGTATCACAATAATCAAGGAAGAATTGTTTTTCGATTGACGTACAATCAGTAAAGCAATCATCAAAATTGTAATAAGCATTACTAAAATCATCAATAACTAAATTCATATCTCTAATTATTTTACTTGCGCTACCGTCTATACTTCCATCAGATTCAAGTGCAATTTCAATCCAGTTACGCATATAGTCAGATATGATACTTGTATTGTTTCCACCGTTGTTACTGCGGTTATCCATTTTCTCTTTAGGAGTATCGAATATTCCAGTAACAACAATTTCATTGGTCGGTTTACCTCTGGATAATTTACCTGTCTTTTCATATGTAAGATAACGATTTAATTCTTTTAATTGATACTTCTTCTGTTTACTATTAATTGCCTTGTCAAATTCTACCGCAGTAAGTAATTTACTTTCTGTTGGGAATTTATCTCCAACTTTAATATTTTCTATGTTCATCTATTTTTCCTTTCATCTATTTACAATGGTAAAAATGGACACTAATCAATTTGTATATACTTATATATATTACAAAATTGAATGGTGTCTGTTTTTACATCAATGTTTTCTATAAACCCATTTCTCATAAATTTCTTCTGTTTCATCAAAATCAAATACATAAAATGGTTTATGAGTTTTATAATGTACTCCTACACTTAATAACCTCATACCATTTTGAATATAATATTTTGCTTGTAATGGATTATAGATGTAAACTTTACGATTACTATTTTTCATATTATTAAGTTCCTTTCATATATCATAATTTAAGTTAAGTAAAGTGTTTAAAAATTGATTTATTACTATTTTTTACAGTATAAAAGGACTACTGCAAAACACAGTAGTCCTCATGTTTTTTGATTTTTATTCTGTTATTCTTGGTCTGGTCTTTTATACTCACTCAATGCCTGTCTGATTTCAGGTGTCGCATCAAACACCCAAAAACTACATTTACTTCCTTCATTAAAACATTTGAATAAATATCTGAATCCATTGTCTTTAAGATAAAGCATTTTCCTACAACTATAGACAATGATAAATCTTTCCTTGATTGATTCTTGAATTTCTTCCTGCGTTTGTGTTTTCATTTTTATACTGCCTTTCTGCATATCGAATATTGATTCCTGAATGTTTCCGCTGTTGTTATAATTGAATTCGCATTATTTGTGTAAATATTTTCAACTGTATATCTGCTAAAATTATCACGCTTTACTTGATATGCCAATTCAAATTTACAAGTAGGAATCTGTTTTTTTATATCACAATGTAAATGATTTTTCTGCATAATAATCTTTTCATTCAAATGGTAATGATTGATAAAGTCATAAAAATATTGGGTATCATGTTCCTGTAAAATAGGAAGTAAATACTTATCTGCTTCAAACAATTTCATCCAGTTTATTGTTACATCTCTAAATTTACCGTTGTATTTATAATATCCTGCAAACCATCCGTCTATGGCTATCATTGCATTTAATTGCTTTTGAGAATATTTAGATAAATCCCTCTCATATAAAGCACAGAGAAACGACAATGTACTGCCATTATATTTATGGTAATAGTCAGTCGCTATAATATTAGGATTAATACACTCTGGATTCTTAATGAATGTCATATGATTGTCAAAGCATTTTCCATTTGTAATAGATAAATCCACATAGATAGGTTCCTTATCTTTTATCCGTTCTGGATTCAAATACAATCCATCATTTAATGAAAAGTAACCGCCTATCTGTAATCCGAATAATTGATTCAATATCTTACATGAATAATAACTGTCAAAGTCATTCGATAAAACCATGTAATACTTGTCCCTATCAATATTCCTATACCATGCTGGAAATTTATCTAATAATTCTTCTTTCATTTCTTGCTTTTCGCAAGATTATTTTATGTTGGTTCAAGCGATAAAACTATCTCCCATAGGATTTATTGTTTGCGATCATTACTCCCTTCTACCTGTAATACCCTAAAATACATCATTGTTTAATTCCTCCTTCGATTTTCATTTATTGTTTAAAATTGTTTTCTTGCCCTTTTCTTTAATAAATTCTCCTCTTTGCTCTGCCGCACTAACAAGGTTCAAAGCATCTATAATCTGCTGATAATTATTTTCAGTAAATGACTTTTTACCTTGTTCTATTTGTCCTATCAACTGTGGCGATATATTACAAAACTTTGCAACGTCACGCAAGGACAAACCTTTGTATTCTCTAATCTCTTTGAATTGCTTTCCTGTTATCACGTTAGATTTCACCTCTTTCATAGAATATAAAGGTATGCAAATTTGCATATGCCTTTTCTATACCTATTAGCATTGGCTAACTAGTAGGTATAGAAAAAGCCGGAGCATCTGTTGACACTCCGACCTTTATAAAAATTATTTGTCTATTCGACTTCTGATAAATGTTTAATTAGGCAACTGTCTTGCGAAGGACAACAATACCTGTATCATCCAAAAGTTTTACAGCATACAAGGAAGAAGCAGAAATATCCGTTGCAAGAAGAAGCGGATTATATCCTTCTGTATATGTAATGTTTTTCTGGAATACATAAGAAAGTACATTTTTCTTTACAATATAGGTCTTACACTCTGCCTTAGCACTGTCATAAGTACCGTTTGCAGTACAAATAACCGGCACACCAAAATAGTGACCGATAACACCATTCTTTACAAGTCCATTACCGCTGGTCTGATAAGTAAGGGCAGTATTAACAAATTCTGTCATACCTGCAAACTTAGAGCGCAAACGAGGATTAATAACAATAGCGGCAAATGTATCTGTATCAACATTATCACCAAAATTATCAAAACCCAACTGGAGTTCTGCGGAAGTAATATTATCTACTGCGGCTGTTGCGGTCTTAAATACAGTATGGTCTGCTTCTGTTGCAAGGTCTGTATCAATCTGTTTTGCCATTGCATCACTAATCTGCTCAATAACACGATTCTGCACATCACCTTTAACCTGTGCTTTATCAATATCATAGACACGGAACGGAGAAGCAATATATTTAATAGTTGCCGTGCTGTCACTCATATCAAGTTCGGCAGGAACCATAGGAGTTCCTTTTACCGGAGTAGTGATAACTGCCGTTCTCTTAATTTTAGGAAAATGAACCGTATCGCCATAGTTCTTAATTTCAGGAACCATAGAAGTAGCATCTACAGAGACAGAGCCCCATTTAAGAGTAGTACCGAGTTTCTCATTAATTGCATCAGAAAATACTTCTGGAATAAATAAATTAGCCATATATTTTTACCTCATCTTTCTATTAAAATTATTTGTATTTTTACATTCCCATAAATCTTTTAGCAAGTTCAGGGTTAGAGTTATAAAACTCTTGCTTTTCGGAATAACTCATTTTATTCCATTGGTCTTTAGAAATTTCTGTATTAGTGCTGTGTCCGGAAGGTTTAAATCCTGTCTGTGCTAATCTCGAATTAACAAGATTATCAATAACAGTACCAAACTTATCAACGTCCACATCATCTTTTAAATATTCAGCAAAAGAATTGTCAAGTTTCTTGTTTGCAAGCGATTCCTGCAAGGCAATTTTCTTTTCTCTTGCTTCAAGTGTAGATAAACGCTGTTCATAGTCCTTTTCTGCATCTGACTTCTCATGTGGGAGTTTAGATTCCAATTCTTTAATCTTTGCAGAATAGGAAGTACGGAGTTTATCCTCTGCACTTTGAATTGCTTTCGCATAATCTGTTTTTGTCATTGTTACTGTTTCTTCTTCTTGATTCTGATTGTTATTCTGATTTTCTTCCATAAATATTTCTCCTTTTTTGTTATAATACTAGTCCCTAAGTTAAACTTAGTTACTGAATATCATCCCATTTTATTGTGATAATTTTGGCTTGTTTTCATTGAATTAATTTTTAGGCGGCAATGAGGACAATACTTAGATCTGTTACCAGTGGGAACAAAGAATTTTCCACAAAAGGCACATGACTTATAAGTAATGCCATCAATAATCACCTTTACTGTGCCGTCATTGCCAATAAAGGTATAATCATTAATTCGCTTGTACTGTGTTTTCATTTGATTTTTCTTCTTTCATTTTTTGATTTAGGTTTCTCCTATATACATATTACTACCCTAAGTTAGCAATTTTTTAAAATGCTCAAACAGTGCATAGATACTACACTATCAGGGAGTTCAAAGATTAATTTGTGCTGTATAAAATTTATTTTATTTTTGATTTAGAAACAAAAAAATATTTACATGAGAGAAGTGGTATGATAATTTGGGATATTTTATATCTATTAGTATTCATTTATATGGAAAATAATAAAATCCCCGAAAGCCGCATGGGGACTGGCTTTACAGGGATTTAAAGGTCAATTTGTGCTGATTACAGATTTTTTCTTTTTATAATATTCGCGTTCCTATACTGTATATATAGCGGTACAAGTAAAATCCCAGAATACCGCATGGCTCTAGGAGTTTTAAGGGTTTAACTTTTAATTTGTGCGGTGGTTATTTTTTTAGTTTTATCTCTCCTATACCATATTAGAAATTTACATATGGTATTGACTAACATAGTAATAGTGCAGTGTATCAGGGATTTTGTGCTGACCACATATTTAATTTGCTACGTATTCCAAGTTACTTTTCCTATAGTTAAAACATTTTAAATTCATTTATTACAATATATAGTATAATATCACTTTATGTATATACAAAATATACTATATGATGTATTTATAGCAAAAAAGGCAAGTCAATTTGTGCTGTCCGAAAAACTATCTACCTTATCATACTACAAATTTACATATACCCTCTAATAACATAGTAATAATGCAGTGTTACAGGGAGTTTGTGCTATACAGATTTTTAATTTGTTAACCGTAACATCCTTATTCCCTATAGTTTTATCGTGTCAATTTTACAAATATTGTCTAAAAGTATTGATTACATAACACTTTTTTAACAAATTTATTTTGCAAATTATCAAGAATTTTTGCATAAATTAAGATTGTACTTTATCTTCCACCTTGCTTTCCACTGCGACAAGTCGTTGGTTAATATCATCAAGAGTTGTACTCATCTTTTCCATATTATTGCTCATTGAAGTTAGAACTGTATTCTGTTTATCAAAGTAATCCATCAATCTGTTTTCACGACTAGTGGAATCATCATTTAATTTATTTGCAAACTTCCAAACAAAGTATCCTAAAGCCAAACAACAGACAATAGGAAATCCTAAGTTGGTAATTATTTGGGTTATGTCTTGTGGGTTCATTTATTTATATCACTCTCCTATAGTTAAAACATTTTTATTTTATAAATTACAATATATAGTGTATTGTTATATACTTCTTATTTATAATATACTATATGATGTATTTATAGTAAAAAAGGCAAGTCAATTTGTGCTGACCACATATTTAATTTGCTACGTCTACAAACTAACAACCCTTATATTCAAAACAAATTCTGTCAATGTATTATCACTATCTACAAGATGTAGTTTAAACGTTGCTCCAATCAATGAAGTTTTATTAGCAATCTGAACTGTACATCTCAAAGGATAACCGCTAACAGGTGCTATAAATGTAATATCATTTGTTGTAATACCATTCAAATCTGATAGAGTCCATACAGGAGTTAAACCAGTAAGAGTGTTACCGCCGCCATCTTGGAATAAAGCATTTATAGGCATGGCAGTGCCACCTTCCTTAAGAGACAGTGTTTCTGTACTTAAATAATGAGTTCCATTATTATGTGTCATAGTAGAAGTCCCTGCTGAAACTGGCTGTGTCACTGAAACGGTGACTGTGGCCGTCTTATTCTGCTCTGTCCATATAGCAGTAAAGGTTACATTTCCTGCTTTCAAGAATGTTGCCTTGCCTGTACTGTCAATCGTTGCAATAGAAGTATCAGAGGAATTCCATGTAATAATAGCTGTAGAATCGGCTGTCCCATTCTTTTGTGCATTGGCTGTTAATGTTGGTGTATCTGCTGTAGTATAAGAATCATTAGCAGTAATCGACAGCGAATAGGTATCTGGTTCAGTAATTGTAATTGTCTTAGTGCCACTTACATTTTGGGATTCCCATGTTGCGGTTATTGTCACGTTACCATCTGCAAGGAAATTAACAAGTCCGGTATTATCTACTGTTGCCAATGAAGTATTGGAAGAAGTCCATGCAAATGGAATATTATTGATAATCTTATCGTCCTGCTTTGCTACTGCGGTTAATTGTGCGGTTTCCCCATGATGATAGGAATCATTTGCAGTAATTGTAACCGAATAGGTATGAGATATTGTTTGGGCGACTTCACAATACAAATGAATTACATTATCCTTTGAAACAATATTGTCTATCTTCCAGTGTCGCCCTACTGCATCAAATTCATCACTAAGAGTCAATGATTTTATAATCGAATTTGGTTCTGCTATAATGTGAATGTTACCGCTGATAATTGACATTACATTATTTGTTTGTGTCAATCCATCTGCAATATCATAAGCATAGACAGGCACATTAATTTCAGTTGAATTCATTATCGTATGAATTACTGCATTTGTTTTAAGTAAATCAGATTTATAATATATTCCGTTTTCGGCTGTTTCTTGATTAATTGCAAGATAAATTTTATCACTATAAGACAGTAGTTGTCCTGCATGAATATCTGATAATGCCGGATAAAAAATTGTAATACGGTCTTGAAAAGAATTTGTATCTTTATTCTTGCGGAATATTACATTATATGGCGTGTGATTCTGATAGTCGTTTATAGATTTTCCTTCCCTATTCAGCGTGTCCATAAAAGCAGTAAAAAGCGTATCATACATTTATATCACCTCTTTTAATCATGAAATAAGAAATGAATATTGGGTTCGTCCTCGTAAGGATTATCTGGAATAGAAAGTATCTTGGCTTGAATATCATTTAGCCGCTCCTGAAGGTATTTGTACGCTTCACTTGTGGTAGTAAATTCAGTTTCAACAGAGCGGAATAAATCAATGTTGTTAGCAAGGGAATCCAATATATCATATACGGTCTGATATAGTGATTTTTTCATTGTAATTACATTAAAATTAGCAGTTGAATCAAGTCCGTTTTCATCCAGATACATAGAGTAGGTATTATCTGAATAATAATCCTTGTTGTTGAGTTCTATTTTTAAACGGTCTAATACCGTTATTGTGTTCGCCATTCTATCAGTCCTTTCTACAAGTGTTTTTTTATAAGTAATTTATTTATAAATTCAATGCTGTTTTCAGTTTTTATAGGCAGGTAGAGTAATTTTACCCCTAATAAGTTTTAGCGAAAATCATTTGTATTTTATAATGAAATTGATATAAGTTAAATGGGTAGGATTATTTGTGAGTTGGAAAGAATTTATGGAGTAAGACAAGGAAGTAATAATCCTAAGGGAACGAATATAGGTGACACACCATTGGTGGGTGACGTTTCTCAAAGCGACATTGCACAACAATATAATATTTCTATTGATAAATATTGTAATGCTGAGAAAATACTTAATTTAATTCCTGAATTGCAAGATATGGTACAAGAGAATAAGGTATCTACATCAGTAGCAAGTCGGATTATAATATATGTAAAATTTTTTGGGCAGAAAAAAAGTGTGTTAGCTATAGGTCTGCTTTTGGAAAAGGGGGCTGTTGCATTTGTTTAATATGTACAACAATATACCGATTATATTGTACAATATTACAACTATCCTCCCCCAACTATAATGTGATACAATATTATTGCTTTACTACCGTCCTATATTAGTATGTATAAATACTGTATATTTCAATTTCTTCAATCAAATAAAACATTTCTTTTATATAGTCATTATGTACAATATCTTACCGGATTCAATGCAAAAGCACCTATTCATTACAAGATATTGTATATGTCAAATTGAATGTATCATATTGCACAATCTAATTCGTTTTTATTGACTATTGCTTGTTTATAATATACAACTCAACTAGTACAAAAGTGTTATTTTGTATAATTCAATACTGCTAACCATTGATTATCGGGTAGTATATCACCATTATATAGATAATGTATAATAAATGAATTAAATGTGTATAAATGTATAGTCGTATTGATTCGTCGATACGGCTATTTTTTTATGCCTTGGAATAGTTTTGTCTGATTCCAAATATAATTGACTCATTCTCACTTTGAAATCAAGAACATAGAAAATTTTATTGCTCAAAATCAATAATTATTATCATTTTAGTTTACACTGTCTTGACACCTCTATTCCCCCTATCCATATTCACATCATATAAACTATACTAATTTAGTATACATTGCAATAAAAAAGAATACTATCTGTACACTTCTCTTACTGCAAGTAATACAAATAGTATTCAAATTCAAGGTATTTTAATTAATGTTTCACAGAATGTTTCACGGCTCTAATTCATTAGTTTCTTCAAATAATTCATAGACAGAAATTTTAAATACATCTGCAATTCTATAAGCATAATCAATTCTTGGAAGTGTAAAATCATTTTCTAAATAATCTAAATAGCTTTTGCTTAATCCTGTTATCTGAGATAATTTTCTTAAAGACCAACCCATTTGAGTTCTATACTTATATAAATTACATTTAATCATTATAAAATTCCCTTTACATCATCTTGTCTTTACGTTCTCACAAGCTCACAAACAATTATACACATCTTTTATTCTTTGTGAATCTATTTGACGTTGGCTTGATACGTTCTACAATAGAATGTTCATCAATATCACTTGCCAAATCCTCACCAAACAAGTGTACATAGTGTCGCGTCATTTCCAAATCTTTGTGTCCCAAAAGAGATTGTAACTTAAATGCTGAACCACCTGTAATAATATAATTCCTTGCAAAGGTATGTCTGAACGCATGAATGGAAGTTATTTTAACTCCACGTTTATGATTGTATCTTACTATGGATTGCTCTAATGAATTCTCATTGATTCTTTCACCTGTGACGGCAGGGAAGAGGTATGAATCATCTTTCAATCCCCATACTTGAATATAAGTCGGCAGAATGTTTAATAGTGTCTTAGTCAATGGAGTAATAAGCGGCTCTCTATTCTTTGTAATGCGTACAATAACTCTATGCTCTTCAAAATTAACATCACCGACTTTAATATTGAGTACACTCCTAAGCCGATTCCCAGTTTCAATGAAGTAATTTATCATAACCCAATTACGATATTCAACAAAACTGCACTTCTTTAAATTCGGCTTTGCAATCAATTTTTGAATATCTGTATCACTGTAAGTTTCAATAACCTTTTCTTCCTGCTTAATCAGATGAATCTTAAATGGCTGCAAGTAACCTTCTCTCATACAGTAATAAAGGAATACCCTTGTTGCTTTCAATCGTGTATTAATGGTTACACTGTTATTGCATTTCTGTTTCAGTAGTAAAATATAAACATTTACTGTATTGCTACAAATTGAATCTACATCACTAATTCCACTGTTTGAAAGATAATCAAGGAATGGTTTCAAATTCCAATGATAATAGGAGATACTACTTTCTGAAAGATTTTTGGCTTGGTTTGCTCTTTGAAATTCCTCATACAAAGATTGAATGTCTTTTACCGTTTCTGTCCGTTTTATCAT